GGATTGGTATATTGCGTCGCTTCATTGCTTTGGAAAATGCTTTCCAAAACTCGACTATGTCAGGGTGTACCCCTCTATAGTCGTTTTCTGTTTGCTGAATTTTAACCCAGAGTGATTTCGATGCGTTTGGCTCTGCTAACGATCGTGCCGCTTCTACGTGCGTTCTGTGCACCAGCTCATCGCGGTGCCAGAACTGGATACGGTCAATAAACCGTATCCAGCGTAGAAACTTACTCGGGGGTTTCTCCTGCATCTTCTGCTTCTGCCTCTACTGGCGCTTCAACTACTGTTTCAGCTTGTGCTTTAATTTTTGCAACTTCAGCTCTTAATGCAGCTCTTTCGGCCGCTAGCTGTTGTTCCATTTGTTGTTGATTATATTTCATCATCATAGCTATTTTATCATACTCAGTGCCTGTTGATACGCGTGGCTCTATCGAAGTAAAACTTGGATTATCAGTATTTTCAACAGCTTGATCCAAGTCTGGTATATTTACAAATATATCAGCTGTTTTTTCAGCTTTTATTTGCACATATGTTGTTGCAGGTGCTGTGTACTGAATTTCAGTTTTTCCGTTTGATGTTCCCACCAATACGGGTTGTGACATTTTTGCATCACTTGCAACCCAAACTTCAATATTACTGTTTGCTGTAATTTCAAACTTAACGTGTCTTGGTTTGCTTGATGCAAACTCAATCACTTGCCCTGCTTTTGTTGCAGTCCAATTATTAACATTACCGTGTTTTATTCTATTCATTTTCTTTTTTCCTTTTTAAAATGAGCAGGGGAGGGGAGGACTCCCCTGCTTTTTATCACTTCACGATACGTGAGGAATCAACTTGTGAAGTGATTGTGTCGTAATCGCTTGTTGCGTCAGTTTCTTGTAATGCTGCACCGAATACGGTGTTTCCTACAATTTGCATGTCTGTAAGACATGTAATTTCAAAACTGTCTGATACTTGATCAGCAAATACTTTTTTGTGCAAACCTGAACATAAATAAAAGTCTTCATTTAGCGTTGGGTTTGTTGACTCTGCCGTCCATATTTTTGCGCGGTCTTCGTCAAATGCGTCATTTGCAGGGCGGTAATATTTACCACCTACATTAACCGCGTCTCTTTGCCATTCATGATTTAATGGTGCGTAACCAAATGTTCCATCTGGCGTTGCGTGATTGACATCCGCGTGATCATTTTGGACACGACTGACCTTTTCAGGACTTAAAAAATCTGAAAGGAAGTTCGGTAACGTATCTGGGTCTGTTGTGTATAAGAAATAATCTTTCTTACGTTCCCATAATTGTTCTGGCACAATTTCTGCTGTTATCATTATAACACCGCCTGTATTCATTGCAGGTGTTCTAAATGACATATCTATTGTTGCCATACCGTTTGTTGCTGACTTATCCAAGTTAGCGCCATCTGTTGCATAACGTTGGTTAAATCCTATCATTGCACGTTGACGACCCAATAATATTGGTTGCTTTAATGCTTCTTCAGGAACTCTAATTCCTGACATAAGCAAATCAATCACATGTTCGTCGTCTATTCCATCGTACTTTGCTCTTAATTTAGCAAATGCCGCTGTTTTACGTGCTTGCTCAATGTCTGCTAATGACATTGTAGCGTTTCCGCCTGTTGTTAACTCAGCATATATATCTTCAAATAAATACATATCGCCTTCGTCAATCAAATCAGATCCCGACATAGCCGGAGCCATATGTGTGTTTGAATTTGTTTGATTTAAAGATGCATCAATTGCATTTCCATCGCCACGCGCTTTTGGAGCTTTAATTGGTGCTTGAAATGTTAATCCGGCAAGTGTTACTTGTCCGTCAATTAAATTTTGATCATAATCAGGTACGATATTTTGCATTCCATTATTAATCCAAAACGCGTCAGCTAATGTATGATCAAATGCATTTCTTAATGGTAATGATTTTGATCGTGCTTTTCGTCTATGATTAACAATAGCATTATATGCTTCAACTACAGTTGTGTTAAATGTAGATGTTTCTGTATGTATCCCCATTGTTTGATAAAAAAGTGGACTACCACCAGTCCATTGTTCTCCGGTATCAAAATATTTTGCATTTGTTCCTGATATAGTTGTTACTGAACCGTTACCTGCGTTGTATGCCTTATTTGATTCAAAAAATGGGACTACACTACCTGCTGCTCCATTTTCTTTTTTATATGATCGGTTTAATTCGTCCATTGATCCGTTAAAACGGTCAAATGCAAGCATTGGTACGAAATGTGCGTATAATGTAACGCCCACACCGTTCATTAACATTTCTGATGTTTCCATCATTTCAACGTTAACTCGTAATTTACCGCTACGTACGCCGTCTTCGCGGTGTAACCATTCATACTTCAGTGGCAGGATTTTTCCTGCGTCGCCCGATGTTAACACTCGGCCTTTTGCACTACGTACACTTTTTTGTACTGCAATAGGTGAGTTTGGTATCATTTCAGTCATTCTCATTTGCGTTTTCTCCTTGCAATGATTTTGGTTATAATTTTTCGTATTTTTTTACACTTGGCGCACATTACTTAAGTGCTTTCGTGTATTTATACCCACTCCAATCACTAGATAATTTTGGTGTGTGTAAATACTTCTTTAATATTTTTTGATTGTTTAACTTGCGTGCATTAGCATGCATTGGTAATCCATCTTTTTCATTAGTATGAAAAGATTTACGCCAATTAAGCAATTTACCAAATTGATAATCTAATTCTGCTGCTGTCCAGAATAATGATCCTGTTATTACATTCATTTCTTCTGGATCAGAAACCCAATTACGTTGAACACCGCGATGGTCAACTACTGGTCGTAACATTCCTGTTACTTTAGTATTTTTAGTTAGACCATCACCATCTTCAAATACATCGTATTCTATTGGTCCGGGTATTATTTCCCGTCCAAGATTTTGTTGTGCGTTTAATTTTTTATTATTATCCATTATATCTTGTAATTTGCCTTTGCCTTCTACAAGATTATAATTTGGTTCAATTACAGGTAACTCGTAATATTTACGTTGTTTTATTCTATCAAATGTGTTGAAAAATGCGTCTGAAGACAGACGTCCCATTGGGATTTCATTTTTATAAAACCCTTGTCCACCTGTTGCTCGTAATACTGTTAATGGATTAAATCCATTTGCAAGTGCGTCTCGTCTTAACTTACCAAGATCTGTTCCGCCTTGGTTTTTTCTGCGTAATCCTTCAATTCCATTTGGATCGCCCATATATGTTGATTTAACATAATCTTCTAATTGGCGACCCATTTTACGACTTGGTCTCATTATTTTTTCTTGAAAAAATGATCCTAAACCCATATTATATTACTCCCGTATTCAACAGCACATCGGAAAATAATGCTAAACCCATTATTAATCCGGCTACTGTTGCTATTATGATGTCTTTTAATTTCATTTGATCCATCTCCTTGTTATGAGATCGATCGATACTCCGGCTAACGCCGTAAATCCCAAAACGATACTTTCTGTTGTACCAACTGCAATTCCGGCACCGGCAAGCGATGAACCCAGAATTGTACCACATCTAGTGATTATTGGTTTTAAGATTTGTTTTATTAGTAGTAATTGCAATTTTTACTCCTTCTTTTTTAGAAGGGGCAAAAGTCCAAATGGCCGATAATATATATTATGATCAATTTGAGACTCTTGTGTCACCCCATACGTAATCTAGACTTTATTTTTTTTTGTTTGTAAAGTCTTTTTTTTATTTTTTTGTATTTTTTTAATACTTTCTCACTGCAACCAGGTAAAGTTTGAACGCTAGGGCTATTCGCCCTGGCTAACTTTACTTGGTTTACGTTTGCGTTAGCACCAAGGAACAAATTTTTTAGACCCTGACCCCCCAGTAGGGGTGTTATCTTTGGGTCTGTCCTTACACCTTATCCGCAGATCTCTGACCAACCATGTTTGTTTTGGGGATTTTTTCCGCTTCGCTAGATCCCGTTCGGGAGGTGATGCAGCTGTTCGCTCCCGTCTTTCAACGGGTGGACTATATATTTCTATTCCTCGTCCAATTCCGCGTACAGTACTTCGGCGTGTGTTCGCCGGCGTTTGATTTGTTGTCCTTGTTTTATTGTTTTTATTACTTCTGGTCTTTCTTCGTGCCATTCATCCGTCTCCGTATAAATTTGAATTCCTGTTTTATTTTTATTTTCCCAATATATTATTGG